ATTTATAGAGGTTTTTTAAAGAAAAGTTTATTTATTTATTTATTTTTAAAATGTTTTCCATGTTATGATTTCTTTTTCTGCGAAAAGGGCGGTGGGTTTTAAAATGAATTATTATTATTATTAATATATATATATATATATATATCATTATCTGTCGCTCGCTTCTCCAAATTATCACAATAACCACCACTAATAAATAACTAAAAATAAACCCTAAAATACCAAAAACTATAACTAAATATTTATATATAACTATAGAAAGAAAGAAAGAAATAAATAAATAAAGAAAATTATGATAATAACAAAAGAAAAGAAAATAAAAGATTACTCTTATATAAAAAGTATAGAAGTAAAAGGAGGTGGTGATTATCTCACACCATATAATATAGTAAATTTATTTTATGATTACCATAAGTATTCAGGAATAGGTTGGGGTAAAAAAACAATAACCCTTTCTAAAATGTTTGAAACATTAATAGACGATTTATCAATAAAAGATAAAAAAATAATCAAAATCAACAAAAATGGTATTATAACTTAATATATAATATAACAAAAAGAAACAAATAAATGAAAAGAGATTATACAAAAGGGAAAGTAGAAGATAATATGATAGACTATCTTTTAGAAAACGGGTCTAACACTCGTCATATAGAAAGTGGGTCTAACCTACTTTATTCAACCACATATAACGTATCAATAATAACTTCACCTTTATTTGATATACATTTAGATAATAAGGTTACTGATTGGGGGTTATTTAAAACTCACACTAAAAGATTTTATATTGATATATTTGATGAAATAGAGTTTAATCAAATTATGGGTGATATAAAAAAGATTAATATAAAAAAGGTAGTCGAACCATTTGGTTTATCAAAAGATTATACCTATATTGATATAGAACTAAAAACAAAATAAAATAAATAAATATGAAAACAGAAATTAAAGCAGTAAGTAATAGATTACCTTAATAACTTTGGAGGGATGCAATATTTAAATAAACCAACTCCACCATTTAACCCAAAAAAAATTAAGATAATGAATAATTGATATGGAAAAATCAGAATATTTACAAGGTCAAGAAGATTTGATTAATGAAATCAAAAAAGAGGTTAGTATAATAATAGAAAAATCAGAAGGGTCAGATGTTATGTTTGATATTCTCCATCTTTTAAAATCATTAAAACCCAAAAAAAACAAAAAATAAAATAAATAATTATGAAAAAAGTAGGAATGTTATTAATGGGGTTAGCTTTAACCTTCACAAGTTGTGAGAAAGAAGTAGAAAACCCAGACGGGTCTAATAATAGTGAGGATTGTACGTGTGGTGTGATAGTGCAAGAAGATGGTTGGTCAACTACTAGTGACGGATATCTCGACTTTAATAATAAATATAAAGTAAAAAATGATTGCTCGGGTAATGTATCTGGTTGGATTTATTCTGATGACCAATTTAATCCAGGTCAGGTAGGTTATGATTATTGCCACCATTCAGAATGGTAAATTAATCCTTTGTATCATCTAATGGGATTATTACCTCCTCAATGATTTTACAACGAGTAGTTTCCTTTTTAATTAAGTCCTCTAATTTTTGGAGGACTTTTTCAGTTGAACTTTTTAATTTTTTCTTACTATCTTTTCCCATATCGGTCTAGTTTAATTTTTATATAATCTTTCAACCCAGATATTTCAAAGTGAACTTTTTCATTAGAAGATGAAAGACCATCAATAGCATCAGCTAGTTTATCTATAATTTTAAGATTATCCCTTTCCATATCCCGTATATCTTTATACAACTCTCTGATTTCATTTTCTTTCATTTTTTCTCTTTTATAGAAATATCTAATTGCAATAACCATAGCTCCGATTACTGGGACTATTTTAATTAAATCTGTTAAGAACCCTATATCCATTTTATATCTATTTATTTTTATATACTACTAATTCCACCTTTATTCTGATTCCTTTCACCATCAGGTTCTACTATACTTTTATTAGACTTATCTTTATATAGTGTGAAAAGGTCTTTATTTTCATATAAATATTCTCGCAGTTCATCTTCTTTAATCTTTGCGTATTTTACTATATTTCGTCTAATATAATTAACTACCTCTATACTCTCTGACGCTGAAAACTCCCCACTCTGTGATTGAATACCCTTATTACTTATTCTAAATGTTAAATTGGGAACTGCTTCATAAGCTGCATAGAAAGCCACCACATACTTAATAAACTCAACCAATTGAGTCTCATCAGCATTTAAAGTACCAAGGTTAAACTTATCTAATATATCATTATAAAAAGTATATCCTAATATAGGTTGTATATAAGTTATTGCTGATATATGTAAATATGGTGATATATCAGCAGCATCAACATTTTGTGTTATATGGGTTTCATTTTTAATAAATTCTTCTGTTACAAAATATACCATTATATATCTTCTTTTTTATCTCCAAAGGTTTTAATTTCGGTCTTGTTTATTTCAATTGGTGTCATATTAAATATACTTAAAATATCATTTAAAAACTCTTCCATCTTATTTCTATTATCATTCAACCAAATCTTTTCAAATTGCATTGCTGAAAACTTTATCTCATCAGAAGCTCCTAAACTACCAGCAACTCTAACTCCCATTAAAGCTGGGTTGATATTATGTGATATAGCTATCTCTTCTTTCTGTTCCTTTGAGGTCTGTTCAAATAACTTATGATTATCACTCGTTTCTAATACTCTTATATCCGGTGAGTTTTCTAATCCATTATGTTCTATCTTCATAGCCTTATTATAATTCTTAACACCCTTTTGGTTATTTCTCATATTAGCCATCCAATTCTCATCTTCTTCATCACCCATTAAATATGGGTAGGAAAATATAACAGATGGTTGAATACCATTCTCTAAAGCCGACTTATGTAATAAACCTAGGTCAGCACTTACTGATTGCCAGTTAGCTGATGATAACCAATCAGGTAGTCCATACGTCCGTGATGACCCAACCTCATTCTTAATTTCAAATATCTGCCATTCATCTTTACTTCCTACTCTATATGGTTTAAAGACCCGTGGGTTAGTTCTATATAACCAATTGTCCGAATAGAAGTATTGTTGTATATCAGTGAATAAACCACCCTTACTATTCCTTATTTCACTTGGGTCAACCACTTTAAATTTATCATAATCTTCACCATTAAAATGTAATAAAACAATAGACCTTCCGTGTTTAATATAATCTCGTGTTAATTTTCTAAATGAATCTTTAAATTTATTAGTTCTCTCAAAAGTTTTAACCTTTATCTTTTCTAAACCATCCATTTTATCATAACCTTCCCATTCATAACCTTCACCTATTACACTCCAAGTCTTAAAATCAACACACGCTGAGTGCATAGGAGAGGAAAGATATAATTGATTTAGTATATTAGGGTATAGATTATTACCCCCAAAATAGACCCAATTAGTTCCTGCCCTTAATTCATCTCCAATAAAAGGTTGTGATAAATCCATATTTTCTGTTGATATAGTATTCAATAGAGTAACTTTCTTACCCTCCTCTTTTGGTGTTGATTCTTGTTCAACTTTCTTTTTATTCTTATTTAAATTAAATAATCCCATATCTCTATTTATAATTTTCATCTTTTACTATTAGTAGTCCATTCTCTAATATAATCCCATCGGTATCTAATGGGTCTAATGTTTGAGTAACACTTTCATAAATTCTATAATCCCATTCCCCTGTAAATAACTCTACCTCAGCATTACTCCCTGAAGCTCCTGTTGTTTCCTCTACTTCGAATCTATCATATCTTGTTTTATTCTGACTTATATTAAGTGAGTTAAAATATCTAAATTCAGTTTTAGTAAATTTAGACTGTAATTCGAATAGGTAAAAGGGGTTCTCTAATTCTACCCTTTCTGACACTGTAACAGTTAAAAAATTAACTTGTCCTTTATTTATTATTAAATTCGCCATAGTTATATATGTTATCTCATTTTTATACCAGATTCCTTACAGGTTAATGTAGGTTTTTATATTCTATTTTTACATAGATAGATATAAAAAAAAGGGAAATGTTTAATCTCCCTCTTCTTAGTATTGTCTGATTTAACAGACCTATGATTTCTTAACTAACACTTAAATAACAGATAATACTGTTGCCTCGTCAGTGAAATAAGCTTGCCATCTTTCTTCTCCCATAAATGGTAGAGTGTAAAATGTACCAGCATTTCTAGTTTCATTTGTTCCAGATTCTGAATTACCTAATCTAAGTCCATCATCCAATCCGAAAATTCTATATTCGTCGTTATTATCTAATATGATGATAACCAATCTTCGTCTTCCTTCTGCAAGTAATGATATAGCGTTTCTTTTAGCGACCTCTATTCTCCTTAATCCAAGAGATATTGACTGTTCCCATAAATGGACATCAGCAACAAAGTCACCTACTTTATTTTCTGTGTAACTTGAAGTGTTTTTTTGGAAAGTGAATTCCTTAAACGTTTCACCTACTAACATAGTTAAACTAGTAACCTCTCCAGATGCTTCTGTATATGTATCAACATCTAAAAAATCAGATATCCAAGCCTTCTTAATAGAACCAGCGTTATTATCATTACACGAAGCTGTTAAACCTATTATTGTATTACAATTTGACATTATATTTTATTATTTTTATATAAAAGGATTTGGGATTAATACCCAAATCCTTTTTAAATTATTATCTTATACAGAGTGGTAATAGATTTCTTTACCAATTAAAAAATCAACTCCGAATTTAAAGTCAGTTCTGATACCGATTTTTCTATCTAATCTCGTTTTGTAAAAATCAACAACCTCATATCCTGTTTCATCAGAAATTAAATCTTGAAGTAACAAGAAGTTCATCTTATCAGCAAGAATTAAAACATCATCAGATGCTCCTTCGATTTCAACGATAGGAGTTCCTTGGAAGTTCAATTGAACATCACCAACATAATATTGACCTGATGCTTGGTTTTCAGATATAGCGTCTTTATAAGCTTCAACAACATTCGTTGCTGCCATAATAACAAAACCATCTTTTGATTTTACTCCTCTTGGGAGTGCATTTCTACCTTCTATAATAGAATCAACTACTGTTGAAGATGTAATTGGAGAAGCCGTTCCAGGAACAAGTACAGTCCCATCAGCACCCAATATCTTCTCTAAACCATCACACGAGTTTAAATAAGCAAGATTACCAGTTTCTGCACCAGCAGTATCACCTCTCCACGTTAAGTTTTCTAATTCTTCTTGGTGTTCTTTTGCAAGAGTTTCATAGAAGAATGTCATAAATGCAAAGTTATCATTGAAATTTGCAGAACCTTTAGCAATTTGGTCTGAAATGAAACTTTGTTCCAAATCAGCTATACATACAGAAGTAGAGACCATAAGAGGACATACTTCGAATTCCTTTTGTGATATATCTGAATCACTTGGGTCAAAGTCACACGCTCCACTCTTAATAAGTGATTCGAACGTTGTTGTTCCTAATTTTACTCTATCTTTTACTCCGAAGATAGCTCGGAAATTACCTCTTGATTGGTTCTCACCTATCATCGCTTCTCTGAAATAATCAGTTGCGTTTGTAGTGTAATCAGCAGAAGGGTCTACTGTCATATCCATCTCTACTTTACTTCCGTACTTGTTAAAGTCTTCCATTGAAAGTTCAAGACCGATATTATCGAATTTAATTTTTTCTAATTTAATAGCCATTTTAATTTTTATTTTTTTATTTTATCTATACGTTAATGTACAAATATACTTTTTATTTTATTTTTATTCTTGTTAGTGCATTTAAAGACTGTGCCTTTGTTAATTTAGTTAACTCAACATTATCTTCTTCATCTTCACTATTATTCAAATCTGATATCATAGATTTAATTGAAGCAATTTCTTCATATATTGTTTCAAAGTTCTTTTCAATATCAGTGTGTTCCTCTTCAGATGGGTCAGCAATTTCACCTTCTTCATCTTCTTCTTCATCTTCTTCTTCATCTTCTTCAATAGCTTCAACTTTTTCGTCTTCAACTACCTCATCTTCTTCTTCAATAGCTTCAACTTTTTCGTCTTCAACTACCTCATCTTCTTCTTCAATAGCTTCAACTTTTTCGTCTTCAACTACCTCATCTTCTTCTTCGACTGCTTCAACTTCCTTATCCTTTTTAAGTTCTGTTATAAGGTTCTTCATAGTCTCCAATTCTGTTTTTAGAGTTTCTATCTCATCTTTCATATTATCTTTTTTATTTTTTATTTTCTGATGTATATCAGAAGTAAGCTCAACTAATTTCATATTCAAAAAAGCCTCTATACTATAAGCATTCTTATTATTCTCTTTTATATCTTTCCAGTATTCATTATCAACTACTTGACTATGAACCATCCAAGTCCCAAGAGGTATATCTTCTAATGAAAATCCATATTCCGTATATGTTTTATCATCTTCACTCTCTATAATCCACTCTTCTAAAATGAAAGCTTTAGCAGTCTCACCTTTATGAGTATCTTTAAAGATATTTAAATCATCTAATTTACCATCTTGTTTAGCTTTAAGTCTGATATCTTTAATAACCTCACTTTTAGCTCGTATATAAAACTCACCTATCTCCTTATCATTCCGATAAATTAATTTATCCGGAATTAAAAGTGGTGATAAAACTTGTTGTTTCTCTGTTAATTGTAAAGAAAGTTTATATAATGATTCTTGTGTTTCTTTAGAAAGTAATATACCTTTCTGTTCTATTGCCGGTTCATCAACATAAGCTATTTTATCAAAACCAGTAGAATCCTTCATACCCTCTTCAAACCCAAATAACTCTAAATCTAATATAGGTAACCTATTATCTATCTCCATATAAGTTAATGTAAATTTATCGATTCTATTTTATTTTTGTTTGTTGATTTTATTAGATTCTGATATCATATTATCTAACCTATTAAACACTAATATAACATTGGTTTCTAATATCTTATCAAATCTAGTTATATCTCCTTCACTCACCTTTGTTAATATATCCTGCCACATACTCTTTTTGGATTTCTCAGCATTATTTATCTCATCATAATAAATCTCTAACTCTTCTTCGTTTAATTCATCAGGATTGATATCATTTATACCACTATCAAAAAAAGAATAGGTTGAGAATATACTCTCTCTCCATTTAATATATTTCATTATATTTCCATAAACATGATTAATATTAATCGTATCTAAAAATATATTACCCCTCTCTTTAATATCAATAGTGGAGTAATCTTCAAATATAATTTCCTTTAATGGTTGTTTATCAAATAACCTATATAATATAGCAGTTATAAAGGGTATATTCTTCATCCAATTATCAGATATATAATGTTCTAAATCAATAAACTGTCCCAATGAAACTGTATTAAAATCAATAATTTGTAATGGGGTCGTATCTATTTTAATAACATTACGACCATTACTGTCTAACTCTAAATTATTCTCATTATATAAATTAACCAATTCATCAATACTTAAATTATGTAGTTCTTCCTCAACCTTTCCCGTAACAAGACTAATATAAATCATCATTGACTTAATACTAGTATCACTTAAATTGGTTAATTTAAGATAATCCCTTATTACCATCATCTAAAAGTTTATTTAATTTTTCAAAATTGGTTGTAAGTTTAGTGTTGATATGATTAATATACGGTATAACTATATCACCAGTTAAACTTTCACTAATACCCTTTGTATCTTTCTCTATTTTAAATAATAAACACATAGCATCTTTAACCCAACCATCAGGATTATTATTAATATAGTCTTCTAATTCAGATAAATAAAATAAATTCAATTTCGGTTCACCTTTATCATCAAAATCCGCTGTGTATGTTTTATCACCTATTTTTATATCTTTAATGTAATCACTTGAGTTGATATCTAATTTACCTATGATATCGAATAACATATCATCAGACATATATACATACCTTTCATCATCAGATAAAATACCTAATATTCTAAACCATATTTTAATATTTGATTTATCATCACGAAATACATTCGTCACTTTTATTAATTCATCAAGGTTAATTTCACTTGCCTCGTTTTTAATATTAACTTTATACTCTTTAAAATCTAATTCTATCATAATACCATTTCTTTTTATAAGGTTTCTATATCAGAATCCCTATATGTTAATGTATATATAATACTATCCGTTTTTAGAGTTGCATTTCTTGTTGAATATTATTATCATTATTTTGAACAGCATCTATATCTGACCAACTAACTACCGCTTGTATTTGTTGTGAACCATTTTGTTCTTGACTACCAAATTGACTACTATCACCTTCTGACCCTTCATTACCTTGTCCAAATAGATTAGTTGATGGCGTTTCTCTGATATCAGGTGATGCTATTGATAATGTTGGTGCGGTTGGTCCAGGTCCTCCTCCTCCTCCTCCTTCATATTTAGTCGAAGCTATTTTAGCTATATTAATTGCTGATGTAGTTGCAGCAAGTGCCAATGAGGCAATACCTGCTGGATTAGGAATAGGTCCAATTGCTAATGGAGCCATAGCTAATGAACTTGTTATAGCTTTAAACCCATCTATAATAGCCATTCCAAGGTTCATTGCTTTCTGAACTTTAAATTGTTTCTTCGCTCTTTTTTCCTTTGCGTCACTATCTTGGTCTCCTAAATTATTCTGTATTTCAAATATACCTTGTGCTAAACTATTAACACTATTAGCATATCCTTTAGCAACATCAGCCTTCTTACTAGCCTTTTCCATACTATCTTGTAGAAGTTTCTGATTAGCTGTCATTTCACTTTCGACAATTTTATCATCCAAAGCTTTCTTTCTTGCGAGTTCTTCTTCGTCTAGCCTTTTTTGAATTTCTAAATTATTTTCTGCTATTTCAAGATTTTTATCTACTAAGTTTAAATTATATGTTTCTAATACTGCTTTTTCTTTATCAAGTCTATCTCGTAATAATTCCTGGCTTTTAGCAGTAAATTCCTTTTCTGTAATTTCACCCTTTGTTAATTGTTCGACTAATATTGTTTGTTTTTCAACAGACCATCTTCTTGTTGCTTCTAATTTCTTATCTATTTTTTCTTGTTCGGTAAGTCCTTCATCACTGTCATCATCTTTAGTTGTTGGTTTGTTTCTTAAATCAGCAATTATATTCTCATTAGCTATTCTTACTTTTGTTACTTTATTGCTTTCTTTAATTTCTCTTTCACTTTTAGACTCTAAAAATAACTGTTGTTTAACAGCAAGTTCTTCAATCTCTTTTACTAATTCATTAGCTCTTGTTTTACCAGCCGCAGTGCTTTCATCCACCAAAGTTTGTTGCTCCATCAAAAAGTTCATCATATCATTATTAGCTATGTCCTGAGCCACAGCTTCTTCTAATGCTATTTGTTTCTTTCTTTGAGCCAGACCTAAAGTAAGATTGTTTAATTTTTGTTGTGCTGATATAATTTTTTCTATATCATCTGGAGAATTTCTTCTAACATCAGTTAATTCATCTTGAGCAAATAATATTTGACGTTCAAGTTCAAGTTGCTCTTTTGATAATCTTATACCCTTTCTGGATTCCCTTAAAGAAATTACATTTTTATAAGCCTCTTCTTCTCGTTTTAAAGTAGCTATTAACTTTTCTTCCGCTTCGTTTAAATCTTCTGTACTGACTTTTGCTTCCTCACTAGCTGAACTAAATAAAGCAAACGCAGCAACCGCAGAAACAATAAGTCCGATTAATATAAATATAGGATTAGCTTTCATAACAGAGTTTAATATCCTTTGAGCTATAGTTGCTCCGCCAGTTGCGGCAGTTTGTGCTATGGTTGAACTTCTCATCAATTTCTGTGCTGAAACAATACCGTCTAATCCTCCTCTGAATGTTTGAGCTACCGCCATACCACTAACTAAACTTTCAATCATCTTCTCCGAACTATCATTAGTCAATCCCATTGCTCCTGATAAAGCCAATGCTCCTGTAGCTGTATCCGCCATACCAGCAGCAAATGAACCCATCTCAGAAGACTTTTGTTCCATATCAAGACCTTCCATAGAGAGTTCCATATTCTTAATCTCACTGGTCGCACCAGCAATTGAACCTTGTAATTCTTTAAATCTATCAGAAGCAACATCAGTCTGTTTTAACTCATCCATCATAGACTCAACAGAAGCTTCTAAATCTCCCATAGTCTTCAATGAACTACCTGCGTCTATATCTAAATCTATCTTTATTGTTTCAGCCATTATCTTTTAATTTATTTTAATTACTTACCACCATCAATTGGTCTATCATTATTAGTATCTGTACTAGTGATGATTTTACCTTTCATATTCTTTGCTTTACCAGCTGTATTTACAACATTATTAAATATACTCTTGATATAATCACTTTTTTTTATTAAGATATTATTACACTATCTCTCATTCTTCTCCAATCTGTTCCATCACTAAACGCTAATGTATAACCCCCAGTTTCGTCTGTAACAGCTATCATACCACCACTATAATCTGATGCGGTTGGTACAGTAGCTACCGTATATTGAGTGAGTTCTATCACTCCCGTAGATAATGTTTCTAAATAAGTTAAATTCCCATCCATTTCGGTATAGGTTAGTGCCGACCCTTTTATACTTCTTAATATTAATGCCATAATTTATTTCTTTTTTCTATTAGTTAATGTATATTATTAACTTCTATTTTTATATTTTATTTACTATCGTATCTGAAATTGTGCCCGATAATGAAGCTCCATATATATAACCATTATTATTATTGTTTATAACAGAAGTAACCGAGGCGGAACAGTTGTTGATATATCCAGCATTCGAATTTCTTAAAATATAACCATCATTATTATTATCATTAATATCTCCAATATTACTATTGTTTTCAATATATGAATTATTTGAATTATCATTAATACTACCACCATTTAAATTACTATTAATACTACCACCATTTGAATTAAAATTAATACTACCACTATTTGAATTACTATAAATAATCCCACTATTTGAATTAAAATTAATACTACCACTATTTGAATTAATATAAATATCACTACTATTTGAATTACTATAAATAGAATTACTATTTGAATTACTATAAATAATCCCAACATTTGAATTAAAAAAAATAGAACCACCATTTGAATTATTATAAATATTACCAACATTTGAATTATTATAAATATTACCAACATTTGAATTATTCTTAATACTACCACTATTTGAATTATTATTAATATTACCAACATTTGAATTACTATTAATATTACCACTATTTGAATTATTATTAATATTACCAACATTTGAATTACTATTAATATTACCACTATTTGAATTATTATTAATATTACCAACATTTGAATTATAATTAATACTACCACTATTTGAATTATTATAAATATCACTACTATTTGAATTACTATAAATATTACCACCGTAATTATTATAAATACCATAACATTTATTTCTGTAAATCTTATCGTCATTCCAATCAGTTATATCCAACGTATTATAAGACAAATAACCTGTTAAATCATTACCTTTCCAGTCTCGTTGATTAGAAATAAAATCATTATCAAAATCATATTCAATTGAAAAATAACAATCTTCATATCTAACATCTGTATTAGTAACTAAAGTCCATCCACCACCATCTATAATATCTTGTACTATTGTTCCACCGTCAGCACCTGTTGTATTTCTTTGCCATAATTTACCACCCCAAATAGCATAATAAATATCACCACCTATAAAATTATCTGAATTTGGAACGGAACCTTGTGCAGTTGTCTGTCCATATATACCAAGATACACATAATTAAAAGTACTAGATACTGTTTGTGGTGTATAGTAAGTTGTTAAAGGACACCTCATCATCCTAGCAGCACCTGTAGCTAGGTTATCTGTAGCCAACGCTCTTATCCATATATCTCTATCTGTAATATGATATGTTGAACCTAAATCTAAATCATCGTTTGATTTTAAAGTAACTAAATCAGCATATAATATTTCAGTGAATTTTTCATTATTTACTATATTCGCAACGTTTGTGAAATCTAAAGTAGTAGTATTAAAATCTAAAGTATTTGCTTGCACATCTATATTACCATCATTACTCGCATCGAAAGTTATACCAGCATCGAACGACTCAGTATATCCATCAGCAACATAATTATCAGCAACAAATTCTGATTGATAATTCATCCCTACTTTAGTAAAATCAACCTCACCTATATTAACCTTTTCTCCTAAATTAACATCTCCTATAAGTGCATTATATTCTTCTGATGCAATCTTATTTGTACCAACAACTAATTTATTATTTAAGCCAGCATCAGTTGAGTTATCACCAATAATCATAGATGAACCATTTATTGTACTGTTATCACCAATTATAACACCTTTACTATTAGATTGAACCACATTACCTTTACCCTTAATATCAACATCTGACCCAACAACGATTGTGTTATTAGTAATCATCCTTGTCTCATTACCTTTTACCCAAGGAGAAACTACCCAAGGGTTAGAAGGATTTGGTTTAGTCGGAGGATGTACAATTCTATTGACATCAATACTTAAACCATCATCGACTGTCACTAATTCAACTTTTGTTAAAGAGTTGCTATTTGCATCATAATCAACTATTTTATTAACATTATACCAAGAATCATTTATAAAAATTCTATCATTATATTTAAAGTTTAGTATATCAGTTGAGTCTAATTGAAAAAATGCAGTTACTAATTTACCTTTATATAATTGACTTAAACTTCTTCTATGATATAAAGTCCATAAATTATTTTGAGTTATATTCTCATATTCATTATGAAAGTAAAATTCACAATTACCAAAGTTCAAATCAAATCCTGGATTTACGGGGTTATCTTGGTGAGTAATAAGTGGATAAACTCCTTCCTCAACAGTTGAATAACTACCATCATTTTGTTGAATAAAATAATAACCATCTTTTGTTCCACCGTCGTATAATAGTCTAATGTTATATTCTTCATCAGGTAATAATGCTGGTGTGTACATACCATTATATTCTCCGCGTAATGTCGGGGTTGGACTAAAAGTTAATTCAACTTTATCTTCACCAACATTAAAATCATTTAAATAATCAAAATCATATTCACCATATATATCTCCAATTGCATCAGAATACTGGGTGTTATAATAATCTTTATCT